ATAATATGAAGAAAAGTTTTTTATATGAATTTTTTGGTTTACCTTTAAGTAAATCAAGTCACACTATGGCAGATGGCCAAATAGTAGAATTAGGAAAAGTTTATTCTGACCCATATGCGATGGCGTTTGGTAAGATAAAAGAAGAAGTAGAAGATGATGATATAGATGAGTATGATGTTGATGAAAATGATGTAGCTGAAATGGAAGATTTTATATCTTTTCTTAAAACAAAAATTAAAGAAAAAGAAGCATATAATGAATCTTTAAATGAAGCAGAATATCAAGGTAAATCGGTAACTCTTAACAAACCAATGCAAGGTGATGTTAAGAAATTTAAAGTTTATGTTAAGAATCCAAAAGGAAACGTTATTAAAGTAAACTTTGGACAAAAAGGAATGGTGATTAAAAAAAATAATCCAGAAAGAAGAAAATCATTCAGAGCGAGAATGCATTGTGATAATCCAGGACCTAGAACAAAAGCAAACTATTGGTCTTGTAGAAAATGGTAATATAAAATAATATGGCAGATACTTCATTTTACGGTAGGTTAAAGAAACTCTTTTCAACAGCGGTTATCGTAAGAAACCAAGGTGGAAAGTTAAAGGTAATTGATTTTGATGAAACTCAAGCAATAGCTACCAATCTTAGAGATAGGTATATGAGATTGCATTCATCTGCAATGAATAATACATTTGAAAACTATTTGGCTTATCAACAAATAAGACAAGAGTTATTTAGAGATTATGATGCGATGGATAATGACCCAATTATCACATCAGCATTAGATATATATGCAGACGAATCAACAAGTAGAAATGAATATGGTAGAGTTATAGAAATAAAAACTAATAACGACCATATTAAAGATATCCTAACTAACCTATTTTATGATGTTGTAAATGTAGAATTTAATTTATGGCCTTGGGTTAGAAATATGGTTAAATATGGTGATTTCTTTTTACACTTAGAGATTGCAGAAAACTTAGGTATAGTGGGGGTTCAACCTTTATCGGCATATGAAATTACAAGAGTAGAAGGATATGACCCAAATAATTGGCAGGCTGTAAAATTTGTTCATACTCCATTGGCAACTAAATCATTATTTGTAGCAGGCCAAAAAACTGAATATGAAAACTATGAAATTGCACATTTCCGTTTATTATCAGACACAAATTTTTTACCTTACGGAAAATCAATATTAGAAGGTGCTAGAAGATTATGGAAACAAATAACATTGATGGAAGATGCAATGATTATTCATAGAATTGTAAGAGCTCCTCAAAAAAGAATATTCAAAATTGATGTAGGTGGTATTGCTCCAAATGAAGTAGACCAATATATTCAAAGAATAATAACTAAATCAAAGAAAACACCATATTTGAATCCTGATACAGGTGAATATAACCAAAAGTATAATGTTCAAAATTTAATGGAAGATTTTTATTTACCGGTTAGAGGTAATGATAGTGGTACTGAAATCACAAATTTAGATGGATTAGAGTATGCACCAATGGAAGATATCGATTACTTAAAAAATAAGATGTTTGCAGCATTAAAAATACCTAAACAACATTTGGGTTATTTAGAAGATGGTAATTCAAAGGCTACATTAGCTGCAATGGATATGAGATTTGCAAAAACAATTGAAAGATTACAAAGAATTGTAGTTGATGGATTAGAAAAAATTGCAATTGCACATTTATACTCACAAGGTATTGATGATAGTGAATTAACAAATTTTGAATTAGAATTAACTTTACCATCATTAATATACGAACAAGAAAAAATTAATCTTTGGACAATGAAAATGGAATTGGTACAAAAAATGGACCAATTAAAAGTAATTTCTAAAGAATGGATGTATAAGAATATACTTAATTTCAGTTACGAAGAAGCAGAATTACAAATTGAAGGATTGAAAAAAGATGCAATGCTTACTTTTAAACTTAACAATTTAGAACAAACAGGTAATGAGAAACCACAAGACCAGCAGGGTATGATGGGACAACAACCGCCAATGGGAAGTGATGAAAATGGAGAACCAATGGACACGGATGAGCCACCTGTTGATGGTGAGGAACAACCAAACGAAGAACCAACACCAAACGGACAACCTTTAAATGTTGAAGACCAAATTTCAAAATTAAAAGCAGAATTAGGTGGTGAGGACGATGAAGAAGAACCACAACAAGAGGCTAAAGCAGTTGGTAGACCTAAAGAATATTCTACAAGAGGCAAAGATAAATCACCATTTGGTAGAGATGTAATTGGTAGCAAAGAATTAAAACATCAATATAAAAACGAAAGTTTTATTGATATGATAAAACAAAACATAAAAAAAGGTGGTAAATCAGTAATAAGTGAAGGAAAATCTATGTTAGATGAACAAAATATCATAGAAAACTAATTCTTATTTTAACACCTTATATTTATAAATGGAATAATGTATATAAATGAAACAAATTAAACATTCAAAATTTAGAAACACCGGCTTTTTATTTGAATTGCTAGTGAGACAAGTAACCTCTGATATCCTTAATAATAGAAAGGGTATAGCAGAAGGATTATTAAAAAAATACTTTAATTCAAAAACTGAATTGTCTAATGAGTTGAAATTATATCAATTTATTGTGTCAGAAAGATATAATAGTGAAAATAGAGCAGAGAGATTTGTAGATGCTGTTGTTGAGAGTAGAGCTAAATTAGATGAAAAGAAAATCTTAAAAGAGAAATATAATCTTATTAAAGAAATTAAAGATAATTACTCAATCGAAGATTTTTTACGTTCTCAAATACCTAACTACAAAGTGTTAGCATCGGTATATAAAATATTTGAATATAAAGTAAATGTTGACCAAAACTACGACCCTAAAGATTTCGTAAATACAAAATATACATTAGTAGAGCATTTGATTGGTAAAACACCATCAACTAAAACATTAAGTGAAACTACAATACATACCGATTTAAAGAAAGAAGATAAAGAAATTCAATTACTTTCTTATAAAATGTTAATAGATAGTTTTAATAAAAAATATAATAATCTTAACGATAAACAAAAAGGTTTATTAAAAGAATATATAAATTCATTCACTAACTCTGATAATTTAAAAAATCACGTAGTTGGAGAAGTTAAATCATTAATAAAAGAATTTAAAATAATTTCTTCTAAAATTAATGATAAGGTTACAAAAATTAAATTGGCAGAAACAATGAATCAATTGGCAAAAATTGGTAATTCACAAAAAATAAAAGACAATCATATCACATCTTTGATTATGTGTTATGAATTGGAAAAGGAATTGAGCGATGTTCAAAACGGAATTATCTAACGAAGATATAGCTAAATTAAAAGAGACGATTCGTACTAAACTTAGAGAGAAAAAAATCGAAGAGGAAACTACTACGGCATCAGTTGATGGCTATAATACTCCATTTGCATTTGGTAAAGATACTAAAGGTGATATCAAACGTAAAGTTAAATCATCTGGAGCAGGATTTGAATTTGCTAAGAGTATAGATGAAAATCGTTGGTTAGATTTAAAAAGAGATGAAACAAGAACACCATCTCAAAAAGTATCACATGGTATTAGAGAAGTTAAGAATCAATTAGCAGAAATTGAAAGATTTGTTAATTGGTATAATAGATTAAGAAGTGAAAACAACTTAGGTAAAAATGATTTCTTTAAGAGAACCAATACTAACATTTATAGAATTAAAGAAAGAATCATTAAGATTGCAAGTTCTATACAAGAAATAGATAAAGCAGAAAGTGAAACTAACATTGAAGAAGTTGAAGGTACAAAACCTATGGCTTTGGATAAATATGTAGTTACTGCAACTCCAAAGGGTGCAAGTAAAGATGCAGACAGAAGAACAATAACAAAACCAGCTCCGAAGAACTCAGCACAATCACAATTAAAGAGTTTGACGAAGATGAATAAATACCAATCAGTAAGATTAAAAAAGGCATAATATGAAATTATCAGGATTAGTACCAATGCAAGCATTGGGAATGGCTTCAAAAAGTCATAAATTAGTTAAAGAAGCAGAAGAAATGTGTCCAGGATGTGGAAAACCAATGGCTCAATGTGAGTGTATGGGTGAAGATATGGACAAAAACGTAGCTAACGGATTACCTCAAACACAAGGTGATGAAAAGAAATTAACTTTAAGTAGAGAACATTTCAAAAACATTGTTAGAGAAGTAATGAAAGAAGAATCTGAATATCAAAGAATCTTTCAAAAAATGTTAACTAAGTTTGGTGTAAAATCTCCAGCTGAATTAAGTGATGAACAAAAGAAAAAGTTTTTTACTTTAGCAAAAGGCATTCAAACTGAATTAGCAGAAAGAATGAAAATCAAAGAAGCTGAATTAAGTGGTGGACAAAAGAAATTAGATATCGATAAAGATGGTGATATCGGTGGTGATGATTTAGCTAAATTAAGAGCTAGTAAAAACGAATCTAAAAAGAAAAAATAATTAGAGGATATTTGTATGTTATTGAAAAGAGGTGATAATAACGAAAGTGTAAAACAACTACAAACTAAATTAGGTTTAGAGGCAATAGGAAACTATGGTCCTAAAACAGAAGATGCAGTAAAAGCATTTCAAACTAAAAATGGTTTAACTCCAGATGGTATTGTAGGAAACGGAACTTGGAATAAGATTATGGGTATTACGGAAGCAGTAGCTCCGGTAGCACCTGCGGTAGTATCAACACCAACCCCTGTAACAAATACAACTGAATTAAAGTTAGATACATTAAAAGGACACATTCCTGATAGTGTTATTGCAATGATTCCAGAAGTAGCATCTAAGTTTGAAATCAACACTCCATTAAGATTGGCACATTTCTTAGCACAATGTGGACATGAAAGTGGTGGATTTAAATTAACAAAAGAAAACTTAAACTATTCAGCTAAAGGTTTAAATGGTATCTTTAAAAAATATTTCCCAACATTAGAATCAGCAGTTCCTTACGAAAGAAAACCAGAGAAAATCGCCAACAAAGTATATGGTGGTAGAATGGGTAACGGATTGGAAGCAAGTGGTGAGGGTTGGAAGTTTCATGGTAGAGGATTTATTCAATTAACAGGAAAGGATAACTATACAGCATTCACTAAATCAATTGGTGAAGATTGTATTGCAAATCCTGATTTAGTAGCAAGTAAATACGCATTAGCATCTGCAGCATGGTTCTTTAATAAGAATGGTTTACATAAAATGGCTGATGGTGGTGCAAATGATGCAACCGTTACCTCAATAACAAAAAGAGTAAATGGTGGAACTATTGGATTACCTGATAGAATCAAACATTTCAACGAATATTATAAATTATTAGCATAAGATGAAACCATTATTAATAGAACATACCTTATTTGAAGGAAAGATTAGTGAAGACAAAAACGGAAAGTTTTTGGTTAAGGGTGTTTTACAAAGAGCAGATGCACCAAATCAGAACAATCGTATTTACCCTATGGCAATCTTAATGAGAGAGGCAAAGAAGTACGATGTATTAATTAATGAAAGAAGAGCTTTGGGAGAATTAGACCATCCAGAATCGACTATAATCAACCTTAAAAACGTTTCTCATAATATTGTAGAAATGCATTTTGATGGACAAGATTTAGTTGGGACAGTAGAAGTATTATCAACACCATCTGGAAACATCTTAAAAGAATTATTCAAAAACAATATTCGTTTAGGTATTAGTAGTAGAGGATTAGGTTCAGTTAAACCAATGAGAAACGACCAGGTAATGGTACAAGAAGATTTTGAATTGATTGGATTTGATTTTGTTTCTAACCCTTCAACACATGGAGCATTCTTAACTCCGGTAAACGAAGGTGTAAGTAGAGAAATAGATGAGTGTGGTAGATTTTGTAAGGCACAAGATTTAATGAGACAAATTATAGAGGAATTAAACTAATGATAAAGTTAAGAGATTTATTGGAAAACACAATAACTGAATTAGAATTTGATTCTAAAGAAGAAATGGATGCATATAAAAAAGCACATGATGTAAGACCAGGAACTAAATTAACAGTTGCCCCTTTAACAAAGAGAGTAGGAAATGCAGTTAGTAAAGGAGCTGCTAAAGTTGGTGATAAAGTTATGAATACGGTTGGTAAAGCACTTTATACAACTAAAGTAGGTAACGCTACTATGAAAGGAATTGGTAAGGTATCAAATAAAGTTGCTAGTAAATTAGGATTGGATGCTATGAGTGATAAAGAAAGTGATGCAGAAGTTGATGCGCAGAAAGATTACTACAACAAAAAAGAAAATACAATTAAATTAAAAGATTTATTGGAAGCAACCCCTATTGGAAAAAGTAGTGGTTTAAATGCATACAATTTTGAAATGGGAAAAAAAGCTGATTTCAAAAAAAAATTAGTTGAAAAAGCAAAAAAAGGAATATTATTGATGCCAAATGGTACGGATGGTGATTGGGATAGTGTATTGGCAAAAACAGATAGTAATGCCGATAAAAGATATGCAATCTCTGCTATAAACTATTTAACAAATTCTAATGATGCAGAAGTAAAAGCAATAGGTAAAAAACTTAAAACTAAATACTCTAAATTCTGGCAATCATCAACCACTAATTTATCAATAAAAGATGCGTATGATGTGTTTGAAGAAAAACTACCACCATCACTTTTTGGTAAGTTAGAAAGCAGTGGTGATATAATTGCATTAGCTAGTAAATCAGGTAGATATGATTTGGGAGTTATTAAAAAAGCAGGAAAATTTGCTTTGGAAATAATTGATAGAGAGTATAAAAAAAGAATAAGTATAACTGAAAAAGAACTAAAATCTGGTATTGCTGATTATGATTCGTTAGTTGAGGAATTTGTAAAAGCTATCGGTGGAAAGGATTGGTCAGAATATAAAAATAAATAATATGATAAAGTTAAAAGATTTATTGGGTGAAGCATATAATCCAGCAGAAGCATTTAACAAAAAGGTTAGTAAAATGACCGATAGAAATGAACATAGTGCAGCGGCAGTTGAATTAGCAATCTATATGGATGATAAAGATGCAGTAAGAAAATTACAACAAATCAAAAAAGACCACGATAAAAGAGGTTCATTAAGTAGTGAAGATTCTAAAGAAAGAAGTAGTTTAGTTGATAAGTTATTAAAGAAAGCAAAGAAAGAATTATCCGAAAAGGACTATAAGTTAATCAATAGTTCATTTTAATATATTTATAATAGTATGATAAAGTTAAAAAAATTAATGGGTGAAGGAACTAAACCACCTTCTCCGATGCATAACGAAGCAAGAAGACATTTCTTAGAAGTGATTTCTACCTATAAAGCATTTGGTAGAAAGTTACAAGCTGAACATGATTTAGCAGAAATTGCAAATACATTGGGTGGTATCGTAGATGCTGCAACAACATTCGCAGTAAAAGAAAGTGGAAACAACTTTGACCCTGCAACGGTTAAACGTAATATGGGTGATTTAGGAAAGTTATCAGCACAATTTGAAAAGAGTGCAAACGAAGCAAAACAATTACAACAAAGAATGAGTTCTCTATATGAAGATATGGGACACGTTTTAGGTAGATACTTTGATATGCAAGAAATTAGTGATGAAGATGCTGATTTTAGATTAGGTAAGAGACCTCCTAAAATGGAACAATCTTCTAAGTTAAGTGCATTAATGCCACAAAACGTTAGTGAAGACCAGGGACCTTGTTGGAAAGGATATAAGCAAATTGGAATGAAAGATAAGGGTGGTAGACAAGTTCCTAATTGTGTTCCTAATGAATCGGTAGTAAAAGAAAATAAATCAGATTGTGGATGTAACGAACAACACGATTGTGGTTGTGGTGGACATCATAAACATTAATATAGGAAATAACAATGACAAATTATAGAGCAGATAGAGTAAAAACAGTAACATCGGGTTCAAGTGCAGTAAGTTCAAGTGCAGTATGGGGAGTTATGAAAGGTACAAGTGGTGCAGGAACATTATATTTAACAAGTGGTTCAATATCAATTGCAGATTTACCGGTAGGACAACCATTTCCGTGTTATGCACAAAGTGTAGTAGTTTCAGCTGGAACTGTATATTTACTATCATAATAAATAAGTTACAAATAAAATAAAGAATGATTATTATCGACAACGTCAACAACGACAATTTACAAAAAGCGTTAAAGACATTAAAAAAGAAATGGCAGGATTCTAAGACGGTTGAGCAATTAAGAGATAGAAAATATTTCACAAAACCTTCTGCTAAAAAAAGAGTTCAAAAAGAAGCGGCAGTTAGAAAACAACTAAGAACATCTAAAAACGCAATTGAATTCTTAAATTTAAAACAAATTCCGAAAAAATTTATCGGACTTTAATCGTTTTCTATAAAAAGTATATATGTATATTATATATTCTACATAATGTAGGATTTATTTTATTTAAGATACTCGATGAATACTCTATCTGATATAGAGTTCCGAAAGAATATCAAAATTCTATTTAAGCCGCCTAATCCTATAATGGCTTAACAAATCAAAAGGACATAAAGAAATGGCAAGTTCAAAATTATTGAAAGAAGCAATCGCTGATGCTAAAGCTGTTCGCGAAACTGCCTTGGCTAATGCTAAGATTCAGTTAGAGGAAGCATTTACACCAAGATTGAAGTCTATGCTATCTCAAAAATTAAAAGCCGAAGCTGAAGACAAAGAATCTGAAGAAGATGAAATGAAAGAAGCGTATGGTGAAGATGATGAGAAAGAAGAAGACAAAATGGAAGAAGATTACAACTCTTCTAACATCGGTGCTGGTACTGGTGGTACAACATCAGGACAGAACAACAAAAAACCAACGGAACATAACGCAGGTGCTGAAGACAAATTAGGTGCAGCGGATGTTACATCAACTTCTAAAAAACCAGAAGCTGAAGTAGAAGATTACACATTTGAAAAATCTATTACTGAAGTTGAAGATGAAGAAGAAATGAAAGAAGGTAACGATGATGAGCAACACGCTGAACCAGACATGGATAACATGGGTGGTGAAAGTGATATGGATGCTGATAATCAACAATCAGAAGATGACTTAGATTTAGAAGCAATCATTAAAGAGTTGGAAGACGAATTACATGGTGGTTCTGATGATATGGAATCAGAAGATGATTACAATGCAATGGGACATGATGATGTACAAGATGAATCAGCTGATGAAGTTGATACATATATGCATGCTGATGAGCCTGATAAAGCATTAACTCAACACGAAGGTGAAGAGAAAAAAGATGATGATGACGATATGAACATCGAAGAAATCATTAAAGAATTAGAAGAAGAAGAAAAAGCAGAAGAAGATGAAAAAGAGAAAATGGCTGAATCAAAAAGATTAAAAGCAGAATTAGCAGAAGCTATTTCAGTAATTAAATCTTTGAAATCAACTATCAACGAAGTTAATCTTTTAAACGCTAAATTATTATTCTCTAATAAATTATTTAGAAGTTATAACTTAACTAACGAACAAAAATCAAAAGTAATTGATTCTTTAGATAGAACAAATACAGTTAGAGAAGTTAAACTTGTTTACTCAACATTAGCTGAATCTATGAAATTTGCAACTAACTCTCCAAAAAAGAGTGCTAAACCAATGGCTGAAGGTGCAAGCAGAGTTCAGACTAGTACAAAACCAACGGCTCAAAAAGAAATTGTTAGTGAAGGTACAACTTACGCAAACAGATTCAAAGAGTTAGCTGGAATTTTAAAATAACAAAAACAAAATAAGGAAAAAACAAAATGGCAAATTTTGATTTATCGAAACTTATGGAAGGCAAAAACCCAACATCTATTATGCTTGAGCAGACTAGAGGATTAAAATCTAAGTGGGAAAAAACTGGTCTTTTAGAAGGAATAGACAACAAACCTCAACAACACGCTATGGCTGTGTTACTTGAAAACCAAGCAAAACAATTGCTTGATGAAGCAACTGGAACAGGTACAACTGGTGGTTCTGAAGAATGGAGTGGCGTAGCTCTTCCATTAGTAAGAAGAATTTTTGGTGAAATCGCTGCGAAAGAATTCGTAAGTGTTCAACCAATGAACTTACCATCAGGTTTGATTTTCTACATGGATTTCAAATATGGTACAACAACAAACGGATTTACTGCAGGTCAATCTATCTATGGTAATTCTGGAACAGTAGGTAAAGATTCTTTATCTCCAGCTGGTAACAAATTAGGTTCTACACAATCTCCAACAGGTGGTTTGTATGGTGCTGGAAGATTTGGTTACACAGTTAACGATGCACAATCTTCATCTGCGGCTGGTTTATATTCAACATCATCAGTAACTTTTGCTGATATTGATTTTGACCAAAGCAACTCAACACTTTCTGCATCAGTATTAGCTGGTACAGCAAGAAAAGTAACTGTTGGTATTCCTTCAGATGCTGATTATAATGCAGTTAAAGCATTTACAATTGCTGGTGCACAAATCACTGGTACAATTTATCCTCAATTTACAAGTGTTAGTAGCACAAATGTAGTTTTCATCACAAACGCTATTACCGGTTTATTAACTGGTTCAGTAGTTCTTAACTATGAAAAACAACCAACTGCAGCTAATAGAGGTGATTATGAAGATAGAGATGCAAGTAGATTAAATGACGTTGCTGACGGAGATTCTTTGAATATCCCTCAAGTTGACTTAGAATTGAAATCTGAAGCAATCGTTGCTAAGACAAGAAAATTAAAAGCAGTTTGGACTCCTGAGTTAGCTCAAGATTTAAACGCTTACCATTCAATTGATGCTGAAGCTGAATTAACTTCTATGTTATCTGAGTACATCTCTTTAGAGATTGATTTAGAAATCTTAGATATGTTAAAAGCTAATGCTTTAACAACTGAATATTGGTCTTTAAAAGTTGGACAAGAGTGGAACGGTTCTGCATTTACAATTGATTCTAATGTAGCTGCAGCTTCTGCATACACAAGAAACACTTGGTTTCAAACTTTAGGTACTAAATTAAACAAAGTATCTAACAAAATTCACCAATTGACTATGAGAGGTGGTGCAAACTTTTTAGTAGCATCTCCTGACGTATGTACAATCTTAGAATCAATTCCAGCGTTCTCTGTATCTGCTGATAAAGATGCTAAGCAATTTGCAGCTGGTGTAACTCAAGTAGGTTCTATTGCAAACAGATACACTGTTTACAAAAACCCTTACATGACTGAAAACGTAATCTTAATGGGTTACAAAGGAAATAACTTCTTGGAAACTGGTGCCGTTTACGCTCCATACGTTCCATTGATTTTAACTCCATTAGTTTATGATCCAGATAACTTCACACCAAGAAGAGGTGTTATGACTAGATACGCTAAGAAACTAGTTAGACCTGAATTCTTCGGTAAAGTTGTAATCGGTGACTTGAACTTATTGTAATCTTTGAAGAAACAATAAAAATAGGAAAGGGGGTAGAAATACCTCCTTTTTTTATGTCTTATATATTTATCTAAAAGTTTTAATGGAAAAAATATATATAGTAACTGCAGGTTGTTCTTTTACTGAATCAAATAAATTTATTAAAAATAATGATTGGCTTGAAAGAGATATAAAACATATTCTAAGAGGTGATTATCAAATTAAATATCCCAATTTTTTAGCATTAGAATTATTTAAAGAAAATATAGAATTTGAAATACATAATGTAGGAAAGGGTTCTGCTGGAAATCATGTAATAAAATATTTGTATAAAGAAAAAATAAATGAATTATTAAATAAAGGAATAAATTCAAATCAAATATATTCTACTATACAATTAAGTGGAATTTATAGACCAACTCATTCTGGAAGAGATGTAAAACATATACCCGATTGGGAATATGATTATTTAGATGCAAATAGTTTACTACCATATAATGAAAAACATGATTTTAAATTTCTTATAGGTAAGCATATTGATAACATAAATGATATTATTAATTTTGCAAAAGAAAAAAATATAAAAGCAAAATTATTTTGGGGATGGTCTAATTTTTCAAAAAAAGAATTAGAACATCGTAAATTATATGATAAATTTAATGAAATAGATTCTAATTATTTATTAAATCTAAAATACAAACCTTCATTCGATACACATCATAATGGACTAGGAGCTAATACAAATTATAATATATTACAAAAAGTATATAATAAAATAACACTTAATTTAAAAGGATATATAATAGAAGGTGATGAATATGGCGGAATGCTAGAGTGTGCAAGATTACATCGAGATGAAGATACAAATGTATATTGTTCAGTTGATGATTTACATTTAAATACATACGGAAATTATTTATTTTATAAAAATTTTTATAAAATTATATTTGAAGATTGGAATATTATACCAAAAAATTTAATTTCAATATTTGATAATGGTGGATTATATACTAAATTTTTAAATATTAACATTAAAATTTGTAATGAAATATATAGTGATAGTGTAACAATTAATAAAGATATGCACGAAAAATCAGAATATAGACATCAAAAATATTTAGAATATATAAAATATTTTGATGAAATTGATGGTAATAATATTATATAATCCATAAATAGAATATTTTTAATATTTATACAAAAGGAAAGTAATGGCATCAGATTTAGTAACTAATATTAATTGGCCTGGAAGTTCATCATTTACATATGGTTCAACCCCATTTGGTTTATATGAGAGTGAAAGTATATTTAGAGAACACGCCGATAAAGTAAATGATTGGGTAGCTAAGAGATTAGGATATCCTGTTCAAAACGTAGAATTATTACCACAAAACATATATGCAGTATTTGAAGAATCAATTTCAGAATACTCTGCACAGGTAAATGCATTTAATATTCGTAACAACTTATATAATATGTTGGGACATGATAATACAAATAGTTTAACAAATACATATCTTGAAGGAACAAATACAACACAAATAGTTACGATTGCAAATTCATATGGTTCAGAAATTGGATTAGGACCAGGTGCAACGGTTTACAAAGGAAGCTTGGCATTACATAGTGGAGTTCAAAGATATGATTTAAAAAACTTATCAGCAGTATCAGAAAGTTTAGTAAATGCAAGTGGACAACCATTTGCAACAATACCATCTGGTTCATTAGAAAGTGGTTCGCATTACGGTAAAAATATTACAATTACAAGAATATACTATACTGGAGTTCCGGCTATTAGTAGATTTTTTGACCCGTATGCAACTTCAGGAGCAGGTACACTAAATTTAATGCAAGAGTTTGGATTTAGTGGATTTTCACCGGCATCACAATTTGTATTAATGCCAATTTACGAAGACCTTTTAAGAATACAAGCAATTGAATTTAATGACCAGATTCGTAGAAGTGCATATACTTTTAATTTGGTAAATAATGTATTAGAAATATTTCCAGTTCCAGGAATATCAACTGCTAACCCTAAAAATTTATGGTTTGAATATGTAATTACCGATGAAAGAATTGAAGCGAGTATGTTACATAAATCAAATGTAATTAGTAGTTATGCAAATATTAAATATGATAATATGACATATGCTTCTATTAATTCAGTTGGTAAACAATGGATTTGGAAATATACTCTAGCATTAGCAAAAGAATTATTAGGTGGTATTAGAGAAAAGTACGCAAGTATTCCAATTCCAGAAGGTGAGATTTCATTAGATGGTGCAAGTTTAAGAGCAGAAGCACAAAATGATAAGGATAGATTATACGAACAATTAAGACAAGATTTAGAAGAACTTAGTAGACCGAAACAAATGGAATACAAAGCACAGGAAGCTGAGCAAGTTCAAAAAATGTTAAAGAATATTCCATTACCATTTTATATAGGATAAGCAAATGCCGCGTTTCATAGGAACAAAAGATTATAATTTCTTTCAGAATATAAGTAGAGAATTAGTAGATGCAGTGGTACAAACACAAGTCTTCTTATTCAAAATGATTTCAAATGAAAGTAAAACAAACCTTTATGGTGAGTCTTTAGATAAGGCATACTATGAGGGTGTTTCTATATTTGGTATGGTAGAGTATGGTGATGAAAGTCAACAATACGATGGGTTTGGACAAGATACAATACAAGAAGTAACTTTTAGATTCAATCAAGATACATGTATTGTAAAAGATGTAATGCCAGAAGTTGGTGATATAATTTTTTTCAATGATGGTTACTACGAAATTACAAATACTAACCAAACACAATTAGTAGGTATGCAAGCCACTAATAACTTTAGTATAGAATGTATTACTTACTTAACAAGACGTTCTCAATTGAACATAGAACCTAGGAATATATAATGGCAACTAATAACCCTTTAAGAAAACCACTTAATAGAGCAGAACAATTACCGAGAGCGGATGTAGAATCTCGTAGAGGTATTTCATTATATGATGTTGATAGTGCTATTTTCAATTATATGAATGATATAGTTGTTCCTAAATTAAAAGTAGATAATGCGGAAATTAATGTTCCGGTTATTTATGGTAATGCAGAAAGATGGAAATCGGCACAAGTAGATGGAGTATATAGAGACAAAAGAGGTAAAATTCAGTTACCTCTTATTATGTTTAAAAGAACAACAGTTGCTAGAAATGAATCAGTACCGGTGCTAAATAGATTTGTTCATTACCCATCATTTCAAAAATATTCTAAGAAAAATATATATGATAAATTTTCTATACTAAATAATTTTCAACCTAGACAAGAAGTGTATGATGTAACTATGCCGGATTATGTAGATATTAGTTATGATGTAATGATATGGACAAATTTTACCGAACATATGAATACGATTGTAGAATCTTTCAAATGGGCAGCAGATGAATATTGGGGTGATAAAGATAAATTTAAATTCAAAGTAGAAATAGATTCATTTGATAAGGTTATGGAAATGACCGATAATAGTGAAAGAATTGTTAGAACTGAATTTACAATGTTAGCAAAAGCATATCTTATTCCTGAAAGATTTGATAACGAACCAACTACTAAAAAACATATTTCTAATAGAGCAACTATTGTAACTATTGAAACTGATATGAGTGGTAAAGCAAGTGCGGATATTTCAACAAATGATTATAATGCAAATAAAGTATTATATGATTATTTAGAAATTAATAATACAAAAGCAGAATCAAATCCAAATGGCTATGCAGTAACATTTAGTGGATGTAAAATAATTCAACCACCAACTCAATTAGATGTATTAGTAGAAGATACAATAAAAGTATATGTAAATGGTGTTAAATATTCTAAAAATTATTATGATTTAACATCTACATCAAACACAATTACAATTACATTCAAAGTAGCTATGAACCCCGTTACACCATTAGATACCAATGATGAAGTACATATTGCAGGTAAATTTTTATTAGTATAATGAGTGTATTACAAAACATATTACCCTATGTTAGTTTAATAAATAAAAAGTTGGATTATGTAAATACAAATTCAACTTATTTTATTTTTGAGTTAAAAGGATATAAATTACCTAAAAATATAATTGATAAAAATAGTGGTAAAAATTTAAAAGAAAGACAAGCAATTATTTTATTAGATATAAATCAACAAAGTATTGGAATGCATGATTATGAAGTAGAAAATTATGGTGATGGTATACAATTTAAATTACCTATTTCTAATTTTCCATATACATTAAGTGGAAACGATATTTTACAAGTAACAGGAACTTTTGGTAAATAATGAAACAAAGACCTAACATATCCGTTCAACAAAAATCTAATACAAAATTAGAATATCTAAAATATTTGGCAACTGAAAATATTCAACCAAATATTACAGCACCTACTTATGTAGCACCAAAAGGAAAAACAAAATCTAAACCAAATATTAAAGTTCAAACTAGAAATTTAGATGCAATAAATAAGCATAGAATTGATATGATGAATTATGCAAATAGAGAAATAGGAATACATTCTGATTTATTAATAGAATATTCAACGTATTATGTATTAACTATAACATCTTATAAATTATTATTTAATAATGAGACACCAACTGCAAAAGATTTTGATATTTATTGTGATGGATTATTGGTAGATAAAACTACCTATAATGTAATAGTTGGTGAAAATATTATAATTACTATTCAAAAAAGTGAAGCGGTAGATGATAGTTATGATGAAACAAACTTTGAAATAGTAAGTAAATTTGATTGGATTAATATCGTCAACGAAGAGGATTTTGATTTAACAACAGAAAATGGCGAGGATATAATAATATAAAATGGCAAAAGTAAAAATTTCAGAATTACCAGCATTAACACCTGCAACATTAGACACAACCTATGTAGTGGGTATATCTGGTAGTACAACTTATAAAATTTCAATCAATCAATTAACATCTTCGTTAGATACTACATTTGCAACAGATTTAGTAACGGCGGCATTAAGTAGTTCTTTGAATGGTAAGTTATCTACATCATCATACACAACTGATAGTAGTTCATTTGATAATAGAATTAAAAACTCTCAACCAATTGGATATTTAACTACCGCATCTTACACAACAGATAGTTCATCTTTTAATAGTAGAATTATAAGTGGTAGTGCAGTAGCAGGAACAATAAGTGGTAGTTCTCAAATAGCAGCATTAGGATTTATTACGGCTTCTACTCCAACCAATTTAAGTTCATTAAATACCATATCAGCATCTTACCTATCATTCACACAAAGTTATTATAGTGCAAGTGCAAGTTTTGATAGTAGAATTATAAGTGGTAGTGCAGTAGCAGGAACAATAAGTGGTAGTTCTCAAATTAGTGCATTAGGATTTGTAACAGGTTCATACACTACTATAAATTCATTCAATAGTTTAACACAATCTTTCAATTCAATCTCACAATCATTTACAACAATAAGTGGTAGTTTTGGTAGTATTGATTTTAGTGGTATTAACTCAATTACCGCATCTTATTTAACATTTACACAATCTTATTATAGTGATAGTTCATCTTTTAATAGTAGAATAATTAGTGGTAGTTCGGTAGCAGGAACAATAAGTTCATCTGCACAAATAACTGCATTTGGATTTGTAAGTGGTTCATATTTGACATCGTTAAATGGTGCATTGAGTTCTTCGGCACAAGTATTAAATGGTAGTGGCATTTATAGTAGTTCAGCACAACTTCCAACTGGTTTAGTAAGTGGTAGTTCTCAAATATTTATTGGTAGTGGTGTAGCATCGGGTTCATACGAAACAACCGGTAGAGGTATATATAGTTCATCTGCACAATTACCAATAGGTTTAATATCGGGTTCATCTCAGTTACCTACGGGATTAGTTAGTGCATCTTCACAATTATTAAATGGTAGTGGTATTTATAGTAGTTCAGCACAATTACCGAATGGATTATTAAGTAGTTCATTAGGATTTGTATCAACGGCATCTTATTCAACAGATAGTTCATCTTTTAATAGTAGAATTATAAGTGGTAGTGCAGTAGCAGGAACAATAAGTGGTAGTTCTCAAATAGCAGCATTAGGATATGCAACTACATCATCCGTAACAACAATAAGTGCATCAGCATGGGGAGCATTTCAAAGTGCAAGTTCTTATAGTGGTAGTTTCTATACAACAATAAATACTAATATCGGTAACATAACTACAAATAGTGCATCGGCAGCTGGGGCTTTTGCAAGTGCATCATCTTATAGTAGTTCAGTATCAACCTCATTAAGTTTAGTAAGTAGTTCTTTACAAAGTTCTATAAGTTCATCAAACTATAATATCACAATAAATTCTGCAAGTGTAAGTTCAATTAGTAGTTCATTTGCAACATCAACATCCGCAAGTAATGCAAGTATAACTGCATTAAGTTCTTCAAATGCAACAACTGATAATACACAAACAACAAATATAACGGCAGCAAGTGCATCGGCTTGGGGAGCATTTCAAAGTGCATCATCTTATAGCGGTAGTTTCT